ATAGGCGGCGGGCAGAAACGCCCTACCAAATCTGGTGCTGGCATGACCGCTAAAGGTGTAGCTAAGTATCGTAAAGATAATCCCGGTAGTAAGTTAAAGACAGCAGTAACTGAAGACAAACCAACTGGCAAGCGCGCATCACGTCGAAAGTCGTACTGTGCGCGTTCTGCCGGACAAATGAAACAGTTTCCGAAGGCAGCGAAAGACCCCAATTCAAGGCTTCGCCAAGCGCGCAAACGTTGGAAATGTTAGGAGATTAAGAAGATGAAAACTAAGAAAACTAAAAAATATATGGCTGGCGGAATGGCTATGCCCGGCGCTGGTGGTGCTCCCATGGGTGCTGCTGCTGCTATGGGCGGCGGTGCTCCTGCTATGCCTATGACGGAAGAGCAAAAGAAAAAGAAAATGATGGAAGAGATGATGAAGAAGCAGGCTATGGGCGGCGGTGCTCCTGCTGGCACTACTATGACCGCTAAAGCTGGCGGTAAAGTACCTAAAGCTAAGAAGAAAGGCGGCATGGCTGCACAAGGCAAGATGGATAGTGGCATAAAAAGAATGCGCCAAGAAAAAGAAACTAATAGAAAGCAAGACCTAGACATGGGTACTGACCCTAAAACGGGCAAACCTGTAGAGATGAAACCTTCTGACTACGACTTTATGAAACCAGCGGCTAAACGGCCCGCCATGAAGAAAGGCGGTAAGGTTAAGACGTACAAGTCTGGCGGTAAAGTTCGCGGTGCGGGCATTGCTAAGAAAGGCGTCCGTAAGTGTAAGATGCGCTAACCATGCGCCGCTACTATAAATCTGGCGGAAAAATATGCTCTAAGGGTAAGTCGTGGGCGAAACGTACCTTCGATACTTACCCTAGCGCATATGCTAATATGGCAGCCTCTAAATACTGCAAAGACCCTAATTACGCTAAAGGTTCTAAAGGTAAGAAATAATGGGCGATCTAAAGAAATGGGTTGACCAAGACTGGGTTCGTGTTGGCACTGATGGCAAAGTCAAAGGTAAGTGCGGCACATCAAAAGACAAGAAGAACCCAGACCGTTGCTTACCACGCAACAAAGCGAACTCGCTAACTAAAGGCCAACGTGCAGCCACCGCTAAGAAAAAGAAGCGGGAAGGCGCAAAAGGCAAAACGGTAGTTAAGAACACTAAACCCGCTACAGTAAAGTTTGGGGGTGGTGGCTTAGCTCGTAAACGACGACACAAATGCGGATGTGGAACTAAATAATGGCTACTTCAGGTACTGCTACATTCAATATGCCTTTCGCAGAGCTTGCTGAAGAGGCGTGGGAACGCGCTGGGCGCGAGCTACGAACAGGTTACGATCTACGTACCGCTAGACGTTCTATGAACCTACTCACCATTGAGTGGGCAAACAGGGGTATTAACCTGTGGACGATAGACGAAGGTACTATCCAACTTACTAAAGACGATGCTACGTACACCTTACCCGCTGACACAATAGACGTATGTGAAATGAACATACGCACAAACGCAGGCGATGCGTCATCACAATCTGACTTATCTTTAAACAGAATCAGTATACCTACGTACTCAGCTATACCAAACAAGTTATCCACAGGTAGACCATTACAAGCTGTAGTCCATAGGTTAGGCCAAGCAGGTATATACCAAGCTGGCGACCGCACCAATGGTAATGCCCCGTCCCCTACTATTATAGGTGCAAACGTATCTTTCCTTACTTTGTGGCCTGTACCGGACAGCAGTACCGCTTACCAAATATCGTTCTATCGTATGCGCCGCATACAAGACATGGGTTCAGAAGCAGGTAAGACCGACGCAGATATGCCGTTTAGGTTCTTCCCGTGCGCGGTAGCAGGATTAGCTTATTACATTGCTATGAAAGTTCCTGAGCTAGCCCCTAGAATACCGATGCTAAAACAAGAATACGAAGAACAGTTTAAGTTAGCTTCTGAAGAAGATAGGGAGAAAACTTCAGCGCGTTTTGTGCCTAGTATAGGTCGTTGCTAATGGCTAATAAATTTGCATCCGCTAAAAGAGCGATTGCTATATGTGATCGTTGTGGGTTTCAGTATAAACTAAAGAAACTCAAAGCTCTGGTTATCAAGAGTAAGAACACGCATTTAATGGTATGCCCTGAATGCTGGGAAAAAGATCACCCACAGAACAAGTTAGGGGAAGTTGTAGTAACTGACCCGCAAGCAATACGCAACCCGCGCCCAGACAACGCCGCTGTGGCAAGTAGAGTTACCCAGTACGGTTTTAGACCTGTAGGCGGCGGAAATAACATAGACATACCCAACACACTAGTGGGTAATACTAAGATAGGCACAGTGACGGTGACGACATAATGAGCATGACATACGCGGACTTGAAGACTAACATCGCTGACGTTACTGAGAATACGTTTTCAGACTTTCAGCTAAACTTGTTCATTACCCAAGCAGAGCAAGCTATATACATAGCTATTGATTTACCTGCTAACACGTTTACAGACAGCGCTACTAATTTAACTATCGGTAGTGCTACATTCGCTGTCCCTAGCGGGTATTTAAGTAGTGTTAGCCTAGCTGTTAAGAGCGCCGCAGGTGTAGTTACGTACCTACTACAGAAAGACAATAGCTTTTTGTTAGAGGCATACCCTGACACAACCTCCACAGCCGTTCCTACGCACTACGCGCAGTATGGTGAAAGTACTTATGGTGGCCCAGCTAATACACTATTTCTTACCGTAGCTCCCACACCTGACGCAGAATACGCGACAATCCACACATACAAAGCCTATCCTGCGTCTATTACTTCGGGCGAGGAAACTGGCACTACGTGGCTATCAACTAACTTTGATAGTGTGTTGCTAAACGGTGCGCTAGTAGAAGCAGCTAGGTTTATGAAAGCTGAGCCGGACATAGTAGCCATGTACAATCAACAGTTTGTGACATCTCTAAAGCTGTTAGGATCACTAGGGGCTAGAACATTTAAAGATGCGTATCGTACGCCCACTGGAGCAGCACCGGTAGGAGCAGCATAAGATGGCTATTACACAAACAATGACCACATCAGCTAAGTTAGCCCTCCTTAAAGGGGACTTGGACTTTGACTCAGTTAGTTTAAAATTAGCTTTGTATACTAGCGCCGCTGATTTAGGTGCCGCCACTACAGCGTACACCGCTACAGGCGAAGCCTCTGGTACAGGGTACGACGCTACAGGTAAAGCAGTAACTAAAGGCACGCCCACTTCAAGTGGCACCACAGCTTACGTAGACTTAACAGACGTAGAGTGGGCGAGTTCTTCTATAACGGCTCGTGGAGCGTTATTGTACGTGGACGGCGGTATAGCTATAGCTGTGCTAAACTTCGGCTCAGACAAAACATCATCTAACAGCACGTTTACGGTTACTTTCCCTGCCGCGAGCGCGACTACAGCAATAATTAGGATTGAATAATGGCTACGTACACAGATAGTTTAGGGCTTGTAAAACCGGCAGCGGGCGAAGGTGCGGGTACTTGGGGTACCACTATAAACTCGTCCCTCACTGATATGTTAGAAGAAGCTATATCTGGTTATGTAAGCATAGCTATAACTGGAGATACTACTCTAACTACTAACGTTACGGGTGTAACTTGCCAAGCAAGACACGCGATAATCAAACTAACAGGCAGTTTAAGTAGTAACGCCAATATAATTGTGCCTGACTTAGCCAAGATATGGGTGATTAATAACGCCACTACTGGTGGTCAGACTGTAACTGTAAAAACCGCAAATGATGCGGGTGTAGTTATATCTAATGGTAAAACCGGCATTATATATTGTGACGGCGCAGATGTTTTAGAAGCAGGTACTAGCACCGCAGGTAACGCCACAATGGGTGGCACACTAGGTGTTACTGGCGCGGTTACTATGGCTAGTACATTAGGTGTAACGGGCAATGTAGCTGTAAACACAGACAAGTTTACTGTCACAGCCGCCACGGGCAACACAGTTGTAGCGGGCACGTTAGCTGTTACAGGTGTTACAACGGCTACTGGCGGGCTTACAGGATCACCTACAGTAAGCGTATCTGCTAGCGGCAACAAAGATGCCACGGCAATGACAGCACTTGTCGGACAAAGAATTATATCTACAGCTAGTGGAGACACTACGTACACCCTACCTGATGCAGCCACAGCAGATGTCCCTGTTGGCTCTACTTGGGTTATTGTTAACGCTCATGCTTCGGCTGATATTACTATCTCGTCTGGTGGCGCTGACGATGTTATAGCCCTGTGTTCAGGTGCAGCATACACTCCGGGTGACGCGAGCACTGACAGAACCATTGTGCAAGGCGGTGTAGCCGAGATCGTATGCGTACAAGCTAACCTATATGTTATCTTTGGTGGGGGCGTTAGTTAATGTCTTCTGGCGCTATAATGATGGTAGGCGGCGCAGGGGGTGGGGCTAATGTCTCCGTTATGACTGTGGGTGTCACCAATGCAAAACAGGGTTATTACTACGGGTTTGCTAGATCGCCATTCTCGGTGTTATCTGATGAATCGCTCGAAAAGGCTCAGTTCTTAGGTAGCCTATCTCCTAACCACGTGACAGTTGATGGCACTAACTACACTATACACACCCTCCGCACACAGAACACTGGCTCTACATTTATATTCGCCGTGGCCGACCCAGACGAAAATCTATCAGCCACATCAATAACGTCTGTAGCAACACCTTTAGGCAGTGTTAATATGAGCGCCCTTAACTTCCAAACAGTACTAAGTGCCGGAGTTAACTACGCATCGTGGTCAGGTACAGCAGTAGCCGCAGTATCATTATTTGGTGGCACAGACGGCGCTTCTGTAACGGTGACGTTCAATGTTTAGCACTGCAATAGTTAACGCAGTTGACCTAGTAAAGCTAGAGCAACTATACGCCGAAAACAAAGACACCATAGATACTAATACAAGGGCAGACTTTGACACTATAAAGCGTATGTTCGTACACGCGTGCGAGAACAAACTTAACGCAGAGATAACTAAAGACGGGAAAGTTGCGGGCTACACAACAGGTATAGTTAAGAACAAAGCATACTACTGCACAAACGTGATAGTGGGTGACAACAAAGCATTTATACTGTCTGGTGATTCCTTTTGTAAGGTATTACGGGATTTAGACATTACAGCCATAAAAGGGCATGTAAAGACAAACACTCCAATGTATGATTTCTTACTTGCGAGTTTTGGCAGAGAAGACTTATTTAACGCCGAAGTGGGCCTCCCTATTGAAGGGCACGACGGTATAATCATAACTTTAAACATATTGTAGAGGTAGTAATGGCAACGCAGAAGGAATTGATTGCAGAAACAATCGCGGGCATCGAAAAACACGAGGCGGAGTGTAACCTCAAGTACGGCCACATTAAAAAAGAACTTGATTCTGGGTCTAAGAAGTTTATCCGCCTAGAGAACATGATCTGGGGGCTGTATGCGGTTGTTATTACTAGCGGCATTACTATTATCAGTAAACTCGTCTAACGCTCAAGAAGCGCAAGATGCTTCAGTAGGTGACTTTGGCTCTAACAATCAGCAAAGCGCCGAGAGTATTGATAATCGAACCACCACCACAGTTACACAAGAGGGCGCTGTAGTTAATACTGCGGTAGCTCCTAGCGGTACGTCTTATAACCAAGACGTATGTGTGTTTTCTGGTAGCGCGGGCGTACAGACGCAGATGTTTGGGTTAGCCATTGGTAACCCTGTTGTAGATCAAAATTGTGAGCGTTTAAAGTTGTCTAAGCAGCTACAAGCTTTAGGTCTAAAGGTTGCTGCCGTTAGCGTTATGTGCCAAGATCATAGGGTGTGGTGGGCTTTATATGAATCTGGGACTCCGTGCCCTACTAACCAAGGATTAATTGGAAATGATGCGTACACGTTTTATAAACATCGCCCTGATAGGGTTCCTGATCAGCCTCTCATCTACCGTGAGAAGTCAAACAGACCTCCAAAATCATACAGCCGTCATAAATTCCCTAATAGGTGAGGAAGCAAACAATTTTATCTCCCAAATGGCCGCCAACATGGTTGACGGTACTACTACTATTGTCGACCCTAACACTGGCCAACAGTATCACGTTACCCAAGGTCAGTTGGACGCGTTTAATGACGCCTATTCTTTGGCACTCTCCGAGTCCACTCAAGAGCACATCACTGGTCTGTTAATACAAGATCAGATTATCGGCCAACAGGTTGAGTTTGAAGCGCAGAAGAACGTTATGGTTAACGAAGCGCAGAAAATAGCCGCCGTTACCGCTATCGCTGCGGAGATAGAAGTTGCCAGTGAGTCAACTAAGATCGGTATGGAGAAGTACGCCACTGATAACGGCCTAAGAGAGATTAAACAAGAAACCCGCGACAAATACGCAGCCAGTATAGAGGGTATGGTTGTGGCATCGCGTACCAAGAATATGCTTGAACAGTACGAAGGAGCGATCATTGAAGCGACTACGTTTACAACACAGGCTACCGAGACTGTTCAGGCATTCTACGACTCTGCTGTGGTAAGTATTGACGACCTATACCTAAACCAACTAAACGTAGCTTGGAGTGGCATTCTTGTGGGTGTAGAAGATCAATTCTGGACAGACAATATAAATACAGAGCAAGGGTTTTTCCCTGACCCTGACCCTAGTTTTGAGGTATTCCCATAATGAACGCAGAACAGATAAGCACGTGGATAGGCATAGCAGGCGCTTTAGGTGGTGTCGCTATGACTTTCGCTACAATGGAAGAGAAAGTATCTCAACTAGAAGGTTCTATGTCAGAACTGTATAATGTCGAAGAAATTCGCGTTATGGAACGTAGATTAACTACACTCGAAGTCACACAATCAAACAGCGATATAGGCCGTATATCGGCTACTATTGCTACAATACAAGCGGAGATAACCAATGCTAACCAAACTATTAAACGACTTGAAGGCACTATTAGCGGGCTTCAAAACCAAGATACAAGCGAAATCGAAAGCGGCGTTAGCGTTAATAAAAGCCGAATTAGCAATCTTCAAAGCACGATTGAAAAGCTTGAAGGGCAAATTGCGCGCCTTAGTTCGAGACTAAGTAACTTAAACAGTAATCCACTGGGGTAAGGGCTATGCGTAAACGTACTTCAGGGCTAACCAAGCGGC